CACCCACAGTGCTGAGGAACTCCTCAACCTAGAGTTTGGTATTAAGCCGCTAGTTGCCGATATCCGTGATTTTGCTCACGGAATGCTAAACGCTCAAAAGCTTATTAAGCAATTTGAGCGTGACGCAGGTAAACTAGTTCGACGTCGGAGGTCCTTCGCATTGATCAAGGATGAGACCGATACGCAGGTCTTCTCTAACCTTACGAGCCCGTATACAACGAGCTCTGGTTTGGAGATGTACTACGATTGGTCTTACCTTGGTGGCAAGGTTCGTCGTCGAAGGACGACAACGAAGCGTAGGTGGTTTGCTGGTGCGTTTACGTACCATCTAGGGATAGATCCGTACACGGCTAATCGCCTTGACGTTCTATCCGAGCAAGCCGATCACCTTCTTGGGATCGAGCTTACTCCCTCTACGCTTTATAACCTTGCTCCGTGGAGCTGGGCCGTAGATTGGGTTTCGTCGTTAGGAGACGTAATTTCCAACCTCGAAGACCATATTAAATACGGTCTTGTTATGCCTTATGGTTACATGATGGAACATTCAATTGTTTCAGACATGTACTATTGGGTTGGCGGGACGAATCTAAAATTCGGACCGACATACCCATATCCGATTACTCTCGTTAATGAAACGAAGATACGTCGGAAGGCAAACCCATTTGGGTTCGGGCTAACCTGGGACGCACTTGATGCGCGCCAGCAGTCCATTTTGGCTGCGTTGGGGATAACCCGACGTGGTCATTAGGTTGTTGTACCTAATACCAACGCCAATGGGAGTAGAGACCCTGCTCCTAGGAGTGATGCCATGTCATTCGCCGACCCTCAGTCTGTCACCATTGCGCCGGCCTCCGCGCTGTCGCTTCCCCGCGTTTCCGTGGGGGAGGACATTTCGGAGTACGCCAGCGGTGACGGACTCACCCAGCTGACCGCGTCCCACAAGTATGGGGCGCGGACCCGCAGGATGTTGAGGCTCGATACGTCCAAGCTCACGGCTGACCCGTTCAAGCCGAGCGAGAACACGAAGGTTTCCATGTCAGTTTACATGGTCTTCGATGTCCCGCCGGCCGGGTACACGCCTACCGAGCAGCTCGCAGTGTACACTGGCTTCAAAACCATGTACACGGCAAGCACGGACCTGCTCATCACCAAGCTCCTCGGTGGTGAGTCGTAGACTAAGCATTCCTCGATAAGAGGAAGCCTACGACCGCCCCGATGGGATGGACGAGAGCAGCAGTAACGGCAACGGTCGACATCACGATCGGTCAGATGACCCTCCTGAGATCTTCTATGAAGATCCTCCAGGAGGTCGTCGACCAATCCGAGTCGATCGAGCGTCAGTCAAGGAAACATTCCGAGACCGACGACGCAGTCAAGAGTTCTACATTAGAGTCCATCTCAGCCCAAAGGCTGCGACGGCCCTAGTATTACTTCTGACTGTGTTGACGCGACTGGTTGAAGTCTTTGTCTGGTGGCTCCTTAACGGGAGTCATCAGCCATAGACTTCGTGACATGACTTGGCTAAGGATAGACCACCTCATATAAGGAGGGATCTATGAAAAGCCTGATGTCACTCTGGTCAAGTGTCGCTATGGAAATGGCGACACGATGCTGCACGAGCACCACGCGCGACATAACAACTGTCGAGCGTCGGGTAGAACACGAGGGGTTATCGTTTTTAGCGATAACCCTGGCTGACTATGGAAAGGCCATCCAAAAATGGTTAGACCATGGTCAAGTCGGGCCCAAATCCGATGTCCCATCATTTCGATGGGATCATCGTACAGGTTTCCCCCGATTTCTCGGAGGTTTCCTGACCCGTGTGTTCGACCCTTGTAGTGGTTTGCTTCTGGATGATCCAGATATCGAAGCAATAATTGCTCTTCGTCAGCTTACGCTGATGTTTAGCAAGATTGCTCTTCCCCGAGAGGCCTCCAATGGAGGTACCCCCCGCAACGGAAACGGCTATCAAGTCGTTTCTGCTGACCGGGAACGCAAAGCGATGTCTGAATACATCCAGTGTGAGCAGGATGTCAAGAAGTCAGATGCAAGACTCTCACCTAGGAATAGGATCGAGTTTTGCAAAATGTCTGACTTGCTTTTTAGCAGGTTGTTTACTAAAGTAGACAGAGATGTCTACTATTACAACCTGTTTCCAAAGCACGGTCCAGGCGCTACTGCTGACCGCCTCTCATCTAATGAGAAGTGGAACCAGCATGCCTGGCCGTCTCGCCTTGAGAGCGTATTCCCCTTTGGGGAATACGCCCTGCCTAACTGGTCATTTAATGACCGGTTAGACAAGGTCGACATCCTTGAACCTGGACAGGAACAACCCGTTAGGGTCATTACTGTTCCTAAAACGCTCAAAACACCTCGCATCATTGCGATAGAACCAACTGCTATGCAATATGCACAGCAGGCAATTCTTCGCAGTTTGCTTGACGCGTTTAAAGAGGATGACTTCCTCTCGCGCGTAATCGGATTCGACGACCAGGAACCTAACAGGTTCTTGGCCCGATTGGGTTCACTTAGCGGTGAACTCGCCACACTCGATCTGAGTGAGGCATCCGATCGTGTTTCGAATCAGCATGTACGACTA